CTCCCTTATCCTGCAAAACAGAACTTTAGAGTGTGTCGGGCTAACACAATGAGAATATCTCTCAACTGAAGCTTTACGTTGCCAGCGTCCCATAAGGAATGTAAACACGGAAGGATGGGTTCAAAAATGATGTTCTAAAAACATCGTTAAACATTAAAGTTTAAAGGTGGTTGGGGATGCTTAACTGGTGTTGTCGAGGCATACCCGTAATCCTTCGCCATAATGGCATCAAAAACAGGATCCGAATACGCGTGACACAAACGCGATTGCTGAACGATAAAAGCGACTCTCTGAACGTCAGATATGGAGATTTTGTATCTACGGCACAAGGCCAGGTCCGAAATATCATGTTCAACGAAATTAGCATCAAGATAACGTGTTTTCAACGTACTTGGTGTTTCGCCATTAATGATCTTCGTCCTGAAAGCTTGCATGATACTGTGGTTCCCTCCATGAACATATGACTTCAAAACATCGCTGATATACATAGCAGCTCTCAACCGGATATCGCCTTGTCCAGGCAAATCCCCTTCACAAAACCCAAAATTGCGCAAAATTACGCCAAGGTTGATAAAAACCTTCCAAACTCCACCATCTAAGGTTGGGGAGTATTTTAAAAACTGCAAATCCTCAATAACGTTACAAAGGTCGCACTTCAATATGAACCCCGCGCGTCTTGCACCCAGCATAATTGCTTGCTGAACGTTTGAACGTGTTCGTAATTCATACCTAGGCATGACTTGTAATATCTCAAAAAAGATTCCTAAATTAGCTAGATTGTTTATCATCGTCGTGCAAGATAACCCACTGTACAAAGTGTTGTACTTTGGGTATAAGGTGACGACATAAGGTTTGACTTTCTTCTTTTCAATCGAACATATAGTACACTTCTGCAATGTTTGGTCCATTAATCCATTGATATCTGCGGTGTTCATTGAACACATTAGCATTATCCTTTTCAACATGTTGAAAACTGGATCGTAATTGGAACCATCGCAAGAAGAGATGTCCGCATTAAGAAATACATTACCCTCTGGTGTGTTCACCCCGACCATACTATCGTCGGAGAAGCACACCAGTGTAACGTCGTTGGCGTACACGATTTCTTTAAACATATCTATTAATCTTGAATCCTGAGGTTTACCTATAAAAATGTATTTACTTCCTTCAACGAGGAATGGTATAGCACAAGCTTTCTTTAACCCCGACATTAAATGGGCTGCTCTCTCAGTCTGTTGGGCGCCCATGTCACCAACAGCTCTAAGATACTTGCCACTCGCCAGTGTCTCGCCTGCTTTGCACTTATACATAACTCGTTTGCCCCACGGTCCAGGCCCCAAGCTGCCTCTCAATCCTAGCTGGGTATGTGTGGATTTCCTAAGTTCCTTCTTAGGGTGGGTTTCTAAAACCCAATTCAAACGTTTTTCGGTATTGTCGACGAAACCAAATTCCCTAATGTGTTCTCTTGATATTTGAATACAAAATTCGTGGTACATCTTATGTTTACCGTAATATTTGAACTGGTTCTCCATTAACTCAACGTGCAGCGAGATATCTATCTCGCCGTTTGTCAAGCTAACTTCTCTAGCACAAGTAAGCCTTGTGACGGCTCCAGCTAAACCCCTATTATCTATCTTAAAACGTGTCCCGGTATGGGAAAACCGTGGCCCAAACACACTAACATACTCTTTGTCAGGAGTGTCTACTAATGGAAACTTCAACCCATGGCTCTCATCGAACCAATCGCGTGTCGACTCCGAAAAGTCGAAACGTCCGCTATCGTAATATAGCTTCTGTGAATAATTTACATTAGAATACTCTCTCCTGAAACCGATATATGTCTCTGTGTTGGGCCAATGTTGTCAAAATCTAAAGTCAAGGAACCCACGAACGGGAGGATCCACGCTCATTGTCTGCTGTTCCTTGGCACGTAGAATTTGCAACTGTTGGACTAGATAAAGTGCTGAATTGTGGATGATTTGTTTGTCGAATGTGCAGTTTCGAGTTTTAGAAATAGGTACACTGGCTTTCATCATCTCATCATATACGAACCTTGAAGTGTTCGTATTAACAATAGCTCCGGAATAACTCGGAGTTATTTGTTCGATGAAATATGGATAGACTTGAACAGACTGTACATATTTATAATTCAAATTGGACAACACGGAATTGTTCCAACCGCGTGAACTCAAGATTCTGTGCGACTGGTATGCAACACGCTTTGCCCCAACTGCGTCAAATGACGTCAAACCGCTATGGCTCCCTATGTCAGTGAAGTAACTGTAGGTGTCTTTTATTGCTTTCGTGTAGTTAAAGCTGTACCACATAGGTAAAAATTTAACCAAACCAAAATGACAAATAGACATGCCGGTGAACCATGCAAAACTATGGGGCCAAGAGTAATAACTACCCATCCTCCAAAATTGAGCGTTCACCAACGAACTAACAGTAAACATAGAACCACAAGCGATGTAAACACTAGACCACAAATTACGAGTGACTTCGACTATACCGGTAGAGGAATAAATGTCCTTCCACGCGGTATCTTCAGAACCCTCATATTTCTCACTGCCACTGACGGAACCGACTGCGGTTCCTGGGCCCATCGATCCAGAGCCGCCAGGAAACCTTTCGTTTCGTACTGGCGTTGCTGTAGATGATATTGTTGACTCGTCATCTTCTGCGGGTGGTGCAGATGGTTTCGGTAGTGAGAGATTATTTTTGTGGCCGCTAGAATAAAAATCATCAACCTTGTAAATAGTGGGGACGGCTGCTTGCCCTAAAACTGCAGCTTTGAGAATGTCCCCAACTTTCTTAATTGCATTCTTGTCGGAGTGCCGCAACTCCGGGTGGAGTGTGTAACACACATCTGGCGTGTGAAACAAAGTGCGACCTCGTTCTTTCAAGCACGCCTTGCAACGTTGTTTCTTACGTTCAGGATGTGCTTGGTAGCAATTAAGTTCGGGGTGGTTATAAGAGAGGCCCTTAGATTTACAATGAGGGCATTCGGCAGGTGGTGGTCTGTTATGCTGTGAGTGTTTATTAGTGTTGTACTCACGGCTCCTCCTGACATTCTCAGAGTCAATGTCGTCTGTGTTTGTCCATGATCCGTTGTTACCATTTAAGGTAGAACTGACAACGTGGGCATTAGGCACAGGAACGACAACGGCACTGGCATTGACAGGAAGAGTAACGACTGAATCATCATCGCTATCAGACTCGTCACTTTCTGAATCAGAATGGACAAACCTAAGTGGCGCATGATTATCAATACGTGGTGCAATGGGACGCAACCTGGGTCCCCAAACTAACGCGTAAATCTCCTGAAAATGGGGCTTACGCAAAACGCTCTGACAATTATAAAACGAACCAACCATTTGTTCCTGCTCACCAGTCAAATGGTGGTAAAACATTCCTTCAACCCTTAGAAATTCTTCAGTCCCACTAAAAGTGGTCCTTTCGACTGGTTTATGTCGATAAGAAACTCGCAATTCGTAAACAACGTACATGTAATGCATTCGAACACCTGAGGCACTCTGAGTTGAATATACATTGTAGTTCTTTACCAATTTCAAGTTGACGATGTTTCTGTTTTGAAGGTGGGAGTTGAAGAAACGAAAACGCGAATACGAGCCGCAAATTTGATGAAAGTCTATCTGAGACTCATCTGGACAAAGTACACGCAGCCAGTACATTGTCCCAGAATCAAGGGAAACAACTTGATCCTCACCAAATGACGTAGTGGTATGCACGCTGACAAGTCTCATCCACGGGAAATCAAAAATGACCCATCCGTGCCGGACCATATGCCAAAGGGACCACAAAGTCGCCAAAATGGATATTAAGATCAAGCAGTCCAATATCAAAAATAAATAATGGACCGCCTGGGTTTTGTTATAAGAAGTTTGCTCTTCTTGGATGTGCTCGTTCCCTACAAACGCGCACACTGAATTTATATATAGAGTAAGTACAAGGGGGATGAAAGTTCGGAACGCTTTCCAATCACGGAAAGGGAGACGTCTTGTAACGCACTGAAGTGGGTTACAATACGGGTTATTATTACTAACCAGCGCAGCTTTATCTTGAGCACAAAGCGACTCTTTATCAACGACCATATTTAAAACAAAAGAAATGCTATATTCCTAGCAGGTTTTTCCCATCCACGGGTTAAGCTTACGCAATAAAAGCTATCGTTATAGGTACTACCTTATACGACTTGCAGTATCGAATACAATTGGAAAGACTACTCGATTTTATACATCCTAAGGGGAGTGACAATCACCACACACTATCCAACTATCTTATGGAGTAGCGCATGAGCGTAGGGCACCTAATGATGGCCATCCACTTTCTGAACAGTTTGTATAAAATTTTCTTCTAACTATCAATCGGTTTTCCATCGACTGGGGTTCTCACGATTACGGTTTACCTGGGCCCTGATTAGCCACTTTTCGGTCTATTTGGCGACCATGCCCACATCACTCGTGTGTAAGTGCATGAAGCTCATGCAAGGCTTGTGTTTAAGTCTACAACAGACTTGGGGCCATTTTTAAAAAGAATTCCCTTAACTTTCCATAGATTTAAGTGCGGTGGCGCACCTCTGAATACCACAGGATGGGGAGACATTTTAACGAGTAGCTCCCACCTCGAATAGTTTTATAGTGTTCTATTAACACTGATAGTTTTGTAATGTTCTATCAACATACCTAGTGTTTGTGTCGACGAAAAATGCTGGAAATGCCATGACCAATCTCATCCAAGGCTTGCGCCTGGATGCGTCTTGGTATAATGGAATTCACAGCAACTAATGTCTCACCCGCAGCTCTCATACGTGGATCCTCAGATTGCGCCATATCACGACCCAGGACAGCGCCTGCCCCAACAGCAACTGTTGAAACTGCGCTTGGCCCTGAGTGATGACGACCGGCAGCGATGGTGTGCGATGCATGAATCATCGAAGAATGATGTTCAATTGCGTGCGCATAACCCATGCCGGTTATGTCGGGAGCACAAGGTGTGGCGATGTGTCCAACGCCAATCCCAGAGTACTCAACATATGCAACAAGCTTTGCTTGGAAAGAAGCACCCGACTTTGCACCTTGTATGATCAAAACCGCAGGAACCGAAGCGCCCGTGGTAGCGCCACTAACAAAGTCATAATACGAGTTCTCAACAAGAGCATGAGAATATGGACGTCCAGTCAAGTAACCAGATGGTGGCTTAACGCCATCATGAAGGTTTTGCTGATCAGGTAATCGCGCAAACGCGACAACCTGACCAACACACCTGTCTGAAGTAATGACTGAAAACTTAGCTGCTCTATGACCACCAATCGCAGCGAAGGTCTTATTAGAAAGATCTTCGTTAGTCTCCGATGCGTAGGATAGAAAGGTGCCGCCCCTCTCCAAAACTGGACCAATTGGCTCGACCTCAACACCAACAGCGACGATAGAGTAATCGAAATTACTAAAACCGTCGTTGGAGATGGAAATGTCGTAAGGCAAAGGCAGGGCAATCCCTGCAACTCCAGTACGTGTGAAGCCATTGCGGACTATTGAACTAGTGCCTGCTGCCAAAGTGCTGCTCGAATGCTCGACCATACATGAGTTGTTGTTACGCATGTTTGGAGTTAAAGCAACATAAGCTACACCATCGGTGTTAGCAGTGAAGGTGAAATACTTGAACAATTTAACCTTCTGGGTGAAGGTTGGCATGTTACGAGGAATTCCGACTTCAGTGCACGTCGAACCAACAGGGTCCATGATAACGTCGCAATACTTAATAGCGGCGTTAGACATGGGAAGGCCTGAGCGTTGCACAGCGACCACGGTGGATGGTGCGTTAGCAATGCTCTGCCTGCCGTAAGATGGACGAGCAGACATCTTCTGCTTCATCTTAGGCTTGGAAGTTTTAGGCTTGGTTTTACCACGCTTGACTTCCGCTCGCAGATTGCTCATTTCACGGTTGAGCTTTTGCACTTCCTTTGCGAGTTTAGGTTGTGCACCGTTATTCGACCTGTTCGAATGATTGGAAATTCTAATCCTTTGAGCGATACTCTTCTACGAACTCCCCCGGCAGCATCATCCGGGGGCGCGGGCCTTGCTCTACGTTATAGCGAGCAATTCTTGTACGCGTGGCCCATCACTAAAGCTGGTCGCGGTCCGAACTTCGTCCCATAGGGACAGGTGTTCGGGTACTGCCGTAGCACCTAATCAAGACACTTTCCTCCGGGGAACGACCCCGTGGTAAATCTAGTGCCTACCACTTGAGTGAACTCGTTGTGACTTAACAACTACCGAGGCTCTTGTGGGAATGCGGATCATCCGCGCGTGTGCGTTCTCTCCTGGTACAGCACACAACAGTCCGATGCATAAACCATTGCATTTTACATATAACGGACAGAGCTGGGATAGGTATGCACCCCAGGTGTTTTGAACACAAGATGGATATAGTCCCACCCAAACTCCCCCACATTGACGTTAGGTTGTGGAGAACCTACCTGGTTGGGAGACCAGGACCCTCTTGGAACGTTGCGGCCCAATGCATCTAACAAAACAATACACGCAAGGTGACGGTCGGTATTGTTTTGGATAAAACCTCGCAACGACACTACAAACCCGGTTTCCGATCGGTAGTGGAAAAGTGTCG